CATATGGGTGTCGCTGATAATAAAGTGGCATATAATCTACCTAATGCGTTTATAGATACCTTTGAAGATGATACTGGGATAACTACGGAAACAAATGTGGATAGGACAACTGGTGAATATGTGGCGAGTGTTTATACTAGCACTACCACAACAACTCCATCATCATTAAGTGATTGGGCAGGGTCAACATCAACAATAACCGTTGGTGCTGGCACTGTTACACATAATGCTGGCGATAAAGCCATAAGGAGTTCAAGTTCTGTGTCTGGTGATTTTGAGTTTACTGGAACTTTTACAGGGGGTGGCAATGGTAACGGTGGTTGGTTGGGAGTATTCCCAACGTCAGAGGTAGGAACATTCGCTAGTGGTCACGAGCATGGTGCGATGGCTAGCATGACAAATTCATATTTTCTAGCTTATGAAAGTAGGGCATATGTAACAAATGGAACAAATAAAGGAGGGTCAGTCCAAACCTCATTTGACCCAGCCACTAGTGCTGTATTTAAAATCACAAGAGTAGGATCGACCATTACTTATTATGTAGATAATGTGGTTAAAACAACACTAACTAGTCAAACTACAGCCGATATGTATACTTGTGTTGGTAGTGGTGGGTCAGCCCCACGGAATTATACAGGTATTAGTTGGCAAGAAACAAGCAGTTCTGCTAGTGCCACAGGTACTCTAATATCAGACACACAAACTGCTCCATCAGCCACGACAGAAGTATCAGGGGTAATACTCTATAAAGATAATGTTGGCACAGCCACATTAGGAACACACTTAAAGATTTACTTCACGGCAGACAACGGATCGAACTGGACTGAAGCCTCAAGTTATGGAACAGCACAAACATTTAGTGGCACTACAAAACAGGTGAAGTTGGGTAAGACTACAGTTACCTCCGGCACTCAAGTAGCAATGAAAGCTGTATGGGCAAGTCAAGCTAGTGGTTCAATGGAAACCCAATTACACGGCTGGGCCGTTAATTATTAGGAGATATAAATGTCAACAATTAAAAGTTCCTCGGAACATTTGACCCTCAATGCCGATGGTGTATCAAAAGATATAAAGTTCCAAGCTAACGGTTCTACGGCAGTAATCACTACTGACTTACCGAATATCAAAAAATAAAGAGATAACGAATGGGAACAAATACATTTAAAAATGCACAAGCAACTAATATAACAACTGCTACTACAATATATACTGCTCCGTCTGCTAAAACTTCTATTCTATTGGAATTGGATGTTGCTAATACTACAACAGCTGTTGTTCAAACTTCCGTACAGGTTACAGATACCTCTGCAACTTCTACAGCATATCTTGTCAAAGATGCACCAATACCTTCTGGAAGTGCATTACAAGTTATAGCAGGTCAAAAGGTTATTTTAGAAACAGGAGATTTAATTAAAGTTACATCAAGCGGTGCAGTAGATGTTGTAGCCTCAATCCTAGAGGACGTAAACTAAATGGCATACATAGGTAAAGCTCCAGATAGTTTAGTAACAGGGCAAAGTACGAGTGAAGATATTTTTACTGCTACTGCTGGTCAAACTGTTTTCACCTTAACTGCTGATGTTACTATAGAAACAGATATTGTTGTTGCTATCAATGGTGTACTACAATCTGGTACAGCATACGGAGTTGGTGGTACTGGAAATCGAACTCTTACTTTTACAGCTGGTTTAACAGCTAGTGATGAAGTAAGAGTTTTGCATATTGGATTCAAACCAACTACAACCATATTTGCAGATGGTACTGTAACAACAACTAAGTTAGCGGATAACTCGGTTACTTCTGATAAAATTGTGGATGGTGAAATTGTAAACGCTGACATCAACGCAAGTGCGGCTATAGCCACATCAAAAGTATCTGGTGCAGTTACTTCAATTACTTCACATGGACTAGCCGCTTCAGCGACTACGGATACAACTAATGCTTCTAATATTTCAACGGGTACTGTTGCTGACGCAAGAATTTCTACGTTGACCGCTAGTAAACTTACTGGGAATCTGCCAGCCATTGATGGTAGTAGTTTGACTGGTATCACTACGGGAGAAAAACGTAATTTTATAATCGATGGAGATTTTACGCAGTGGCCTGAAGGGACGGATAACACCTCAGTATCTAGTGGTAGTTATGGGCCAGCGTTATTTGAGTTACTCAATTCTGGCTCTGCTGTGGTTGATGCTACACGTTCAACTGATGTCCCTACCGTGGCTCAATCTGGACATCAATCAGCTTATTCTTTTGAGACAGATGTCACAACATCAGATACCATGGGTACTGGTGATAGAACTATGTGGCGGTACTTTGTAACAGGTAGCGATTTTACGGCTCTTGAAGGACAGCAATGTACCATGTCATTTTGGCATAAACATACAAAGACAGGTATACATTGTGTCCGTCTTGGTAATTCTGCTAGTACAGAATGTTATGTATTTGAATATACTCAAACAACTACTGATACATGGGAACAGCATACGGAAACCTTTACCTTTGACAGTGGGGCAACATTTCTCTATACAGAGGCAGACAAGGGGTTGGATATAGCGTTTGTGTTAGCCGCTGGAACAGACCACCAGATTGCAGGGGCTAAAGATACTTGGTTAACGGAGACAAGTAAGTGGGCTACCAGCAATCAAGTTAATAGTGTTGATTCGACTAGTAACTTCTTTAGATTATCACAGGTCGGCCTCTATCTTGGTTCAACCGCACCTACCTTTACGTCACCTCCGATAGCTACTGTGCAGGATCAGGTGGCTTACTATGTGCAGAGGTATGGTGGTACGGTTGCTAATCACGATATTTGTTCTGGGATGGCAGAAAATGGTCTATATGCGTATGGTCTATTAAAATTTCCTAAAGTTATGAGAGCCACTCCAGCAATGACACGTTTTGATGCAACTTGTTTACAGGCCCATCAAGGAGTTGGTGTCGATAATGCAACTGCCATAACATTCGGTAATATAAGTAAACAAGGGGCAAGAATTTTAGTTACTGTGTCATCTGGTTTAGCTGGTGACGGTGGTGTAATTTTGCGAACAGTTGATTCAGGTGATTGGGTACAGGCAGATGCGAGACACTAGGAGATATAATCAGTGAAAATTAAAACAGTAAAAATACAAATAGACGGTTCATTTATAGTTAATAGCGGTGCGACTGACCAAGTTGTCGTTCCTGATGATATGGGCAACCGCCATCGTGTAATGATCCAAGAATGGATAGACGAAGGCAATACGCCAGAACCTTATGTCGAACCAGAACCAACTTGGCTAGACAAGCGGTTAGCTAACATGGCAGACGGTGGCTATGGCACAACTGGCGAGCAATTCGAGATGATCGGAGAGCAAGGGATGGAAGTGTATCAGGCTCACATTGCAAAAGTAAAATCAGATATACCAAAATGAAAGAGAGTAAGGCAAATGACAAAAGATATTTTTCAAAGGTATAAATAATGCCATATATAGGAAGAGGAATAGAGTGGGGTGAGTTTGTAAAACAAACTTTAACACCTGATAGTTTAACAACAGCATTTACTATGACACATGCCGCTTCTGCAAATAGTATTTTGGTAGTCTATGGAAATGTAATTCAAGAACCTGGTGTTGGTTATACTTGTACTGGTAGCACTATTACATTTACAGGTACACCACAAACAGGGACATCATTATATATTATATATATGGGTAGAGAATTAACAAGTGTTAACGCTACAACTTCAGCACAAGCAACGACTATTGCACAGGATGAAGCTGCAGCCCTAAGCATTGCATTAGGATAATAACAAATGGCTAATACATTTAAATCAGTAACAAAGACAGGTGGAGCAACTGCGGCTAATACAGATATAACTGTTTATACTGTACCTGCTTCAACAACTACTATTATTATTGGTTTGACAATTAGTAATCTTATAAATACTAGTATTACTGCTGACGTAAAATTAGAAAATGCTGATGGTGATAATATTCATATTGGTAAAAATCTTCCAATACCCTCCGGCAGTGCGTTAAATGCATTAACAGGAAAAGTTGTAATGGAAACAGGAGATATTTTAAAAGTTCAAAGTGATACAACCAATAGTGCAGATATTGCTTTAAGTATTATGGAGATTACATAAAATGTCATATATAGGATATAAACCAGATGTTCCTGGTGATGATACCGTAACAACAGCAAAGATAATTAATGGTGCAGTAACAACGGCTAAGATAGCTGATGATGCAATTGATGGAACTAAGATAGCATACGATGTTTCTGTAGGTAATACAGCTAATACCAATAGTAGTCAAGGTGATAACCCTATTACCACATATTTCTATGAAATAGCTACTTGTGCTAATGCTGGCGATGCCGTTACTTTACCTACAGCTGCTGCTGGTAAAGTTGTAGTGATAGCTAATAATGGGGCTAATGATGCTGATGTATTTCCTGCAACTGGAGATAATATAGATGCAGCTGGTACTAATACCGCTTATTCATTAACTAGCGGTACTAATGTGATGTTTATATCACAGGATGCTACTGATTGGGACACTATTAGTGGTGGTAGTGGTAGTGGCAACTCAACAACCGAAGGGTTATACGAACACGCACATACGATTAGTGCTAACTACTCAATAACAAGTGGCAATAATGCGTTAACTGCTGGCCCAGTTACAATCGACACAGGAGTATCAGTTACAGTACCCACTGGCTCGACTTGGGTTATAGCATAGGAGCAATATATAAATGTCAAAAGTAAAAATTACAGGACACGCTAGCGGTACAGGCGTTTTGACGGTGACAGCACCGAACACCTCGACTGACCGCACGATTACACTTCCAGATGCTACAGGGACTCTGCTGAACAGTGATGGTGATGGGAGTAGTTTGACTGGTGTAGGCGGTGCTTGGACTGTTATTACTTCACAAACAGCGTCAGCATCTTCTTCATTAGATTTTACAGGGATTAATTCAACATATAGCACTTATGCGTTTGTGCTGAGTGACATCGTTCCAGCAACGGACACAACGGAGCTTAATTTGCTCACATCAACGGATGGCGGTAGTTCTTATGATAATTCGTCTGCAAACTATTATTATGCGACTTTAAGTTTAGATGATGCTGGGTCTGCCCAAAACACCTATACTGGGGTAGGGAATTCAATTATGCGTATCATAGGCTCTGCTCAGTCAATGGGTAATGCTTCTGGTGAAAGTGGGAGTGCTATTGTTTATTTGTACGAACCATCAAATGCTTCTACAACAACTAAGTGTTCTTGGACGGCTAGTTGGGTAAATCAAACTGGGAAAAATCTAATAGGAATAGGATCAGGTAGGCGTAATTCTATTGCGGACGTAGACGCTGTACGTTTTATACAGAGTTCTGGAAACATAACATCAGGGAAAATAACGATGTATGGCATAGCCACATCATAAGGAGACTATATGCCTAGACACAGTATGGTAAACGGTGTTCGTGTAAATTGGACACCAGAACAAGAAGCACACCGTGACGCAGAAGAACAAGCGTGGGCTGATAAAGCCCCCGAACGTGAACTGAAAGCCTTCTACGACAAACGCAAAGAAGAGTATCCAACAATAGAAGAACTGGTAGTAGCCCTTTACGACCCTGAAGATAAAGCTGAGATTGATAGGCGTAGAGCGGAAGTAAAATCTAAATACCCAAAGGGGGCTGAATAATGTCAACAATTAAAAGTTCCTCGGAACATTTGACCCTTAACGCTGACGGGGCATCAAAAGACATTAAGTTCCAAGCCAACGGGGTAGAGAAGGCTAGTATCAGTAGTGCTGGTGCGTTTACCTCAACGACTATAGATGCTACGGCTCTTACTGGGAATCTCCCTGCCATTGACGGAAGTAGTTTGACTGGTATCACTACGGGAAACAAACGTAATTTTATAATCGATGGAGATTTTACGCAGTGGCCTGAAGGGACATCACGAGTCAGAGCAACGGGAGAATATGCCTCTGCACTCTTTGAGTATAATGGGCATACTACGGCAAACTGGAATGCGAATAGAAGCACAACCGTGCCAACGGTGGCAGAGAGTAGCTACCAATCGAAATATTCTCTGGAGCTAGATGTTACAACTGCGGATGCTTCTCCGTCTAATGCTTCATACTATGAATATTTTTATCACATAACAGGGACAGATTATTCTTCATTACACGGACAAGAGGTGACGTTAAGCTTCTGGCATCGCCATACCGTAACAGGGACATACTGTATTCATTTCCAAAATTCAGCAGGGAACAGGCATTATCTTGCTGAATATACTCAAACAACCACAAACACTTGGGAGAAGGCTTCAATCACGCTTACGTTAGATACTTCGGGTACTTGGCTATTTGATGATACAGATATAGGGTTGACAATAACTTTTGTTCTTGAAGCAGGCTCAGACTGGCACGGGACAGCAGGTGCGTGGAGGAATACAAATGAAAAATCAACAGCTAATCAAGTGAATGGATTAAGCAGTGTGTCAAACTATATGTATTTCTCACAAGTTCAATTAACATTAGGCTCTAACGCACCTACCTTTACGTCACCTCCGATAGCTACTGTAAAAGATCAGGTGGAGTATTATATTCAAGTGTTTGGAGGAAACTTAGCTTATGACCATATTGCATCAGGCCTCTGTAGGTCTACTACCTCCGCATATATCAACTTACACTTTTCACCGAAAAGAGTGATACCTGCTATATCTAATGGAAGTGGTACAGCATCACATTACTCGGTTATGAACGCCTCTGGTGGTGTAGTTGCTTGTTCATCAGCTAATGTTTATGAAGTTGTAGGAAAAGATCATTGTAGGTTAGTAACAACACATTCCTCTGGTCTGGTTGCGGGAAATTGTGGAATATTGAGAAATAACAACAATGTGGCTGGAACAGTTATAATAGATGCGAGACACTAGAGGATATAATCAATGATAATTAAAACAGTAAAAATGCAATCGGATGGAAGCTATTGTGTAAACGATCAGTACGGAGTTTCCCAAATAATGGGGGCTAAGTACAACGATACAGTTCAGGAATGGATAGACGAAGGCAATACGCCAGAACCATATGTCGCACCAGAACCAACTTGGCTAGACAAGCGTTTAGCTAACATGGCAGACGGTGGCTACGGCACAACTGGCGAGCAATTCGAGATGATCGGAGAGCAAGGGATGGAAGTGTATCAGGCTCACATTGCAAAAGTAAAATCAGATATCCCAAAGGAGACTAACTAAATGGCAATCGTTATAAATGGCAGTGGTACGATCACTGGGCTTAGTGCCGGGGGATTGCCTGACTCCAGTATTCTGAATGATGATCTTGCAGGATCCATAGCGGATGGAAAGATAACAGGGCTTTCATCAAGTAAGCTAACTGGTGCTTTACCTGTCATTGACGGGAGTAGTTTGACTGGAATAACTACTGGATCGTGGGAATATGTTTCTACATCATCATCTGGAACGGCTCGTAGTTTTCGTAATATTTTCAGTTGGAGTACCTATCCGTGTTGGATGTTTGTATTTAATGGGATGTCAATGGATAATGCTGGTGGTGGTTTAGGCGTACAATTTTATGATGCAAGTGATACATTATCTACATCTGGTTATCAATGGAACTATGCTGTTTTGCATAGTAATTCTTCATCTTGGACTGTATCAAATAGTAATTCAGATACTTTTATGCACCTTTCTAATTTTCCCTCTAATGCCGCTCCATTGTGGTGTAACTTGTTGGTCTGGTATGGAGGCACACGAAATATGGTTACAGCAGATTGTGTTTGGGATCATACTCACGGTAGTAATTATTTTGGTAGATCCGTTGCAGGTGGAAGAAAAGGTGGTTTTGAATCCACAGGTATATATTTTAAACAATGGTCTGGGGTATGGCAGGGTGGTGATATTTACGCATATAGACTAAACAAATGATAAGGAGTTAGTATGAGATTAAATATAGGCCACGAAGATGCAATCGTTAGTGTAGTTACTCCAAGTGGTGAAGAAATAAGACCAATGACACAAGCAGAAGTTGATTCACATAACAGCGAGTGTGATGCTTACGATAAATGGGTTGCAGAAGAAAAATATAAAGAAGATAGAAAAGCAGAATACCCCCCAGCCACGGATTACCTTGACGGCATAGTCAAAGGGGATCAGGCACAGATAGACAAGTACATCGCAGATTGTTTGGCTGTAAAGCAGAGGTATCCTAAGGAATAAATTATGAGCGTTGATCTGAGCGAAACATCCAAGATTAATCTGGATGTGAAAACATTAGTTGGAATTGTTGTTATTATTCTGTCCATAGCAGGGGTGTACTTTAAATTGCAGGGTCAGATTGCTCAACTGCAATTAGATGTTGTCAGGATGCAAGATTCTCTATCGCTGAACACGGAGTTTCGCATTAAGTGGCCTAGAGGCGAACTTGGCGCATTACCTGATGACGCTAAACAGGACTTGCGAATTGAGTATTTGCAGAAATCTGTTGAAGACATGAAGGACGATATAGAAGACCTTGAGACGGGAGGGGCTAAATGAAAAAAGAAATTACTGCTAACGGTTCTACGGCAGTAATCACTACTGACATACCAATGGAACAAACCATTGTGATCGAGCCAGAGCCATTAAGCAGTGTGTCTTTTATGGGTGCAGAGGTTTCCTAAGGAATAAAGAAAGGAATAAAGAATGGCATTACAAAGAATAGAAAGAGATGCAATAGTAGATAGTGCTATAAACGCAGCGAAGATAGCGGACGGAACAGTAGTAGCGGCAGAGATAGCTAGTAATGCAATTACAACTGTTAAGATTGCCGATGATGCAGTAACCGCTGCCAAGATAGATGATGCAGTTACATTGGGAGGACCGTCGTTGGGAACTGATTCTATTATTCGTACCAATGCTAAAACAATTTCTGAGAATATAACATTCGTGGGAACAGAAAACGGAATGACCGCAGGACCTATTACGGTTGCAAATAATTACTCGGTAATAGTAACAAATGGTTCAACTTGGACAATAGTATAAGGAGAGATTAGTTGGCTTCAACTATCAAAGTAACAAATATAGATACACCTGATGGCACAGGAAACATAACTGTTGATAGGCCTTTGTCTGGTAGTGGTGCATCTTTGACTAATTTACCAGCTGGTAATCTGAGTGGTGCTTTGCCAGCTATAGATGGGAGTAGTTTGACGAGCTTGCCAGCACATACAGGCAACGTAGCTTTTCCTGCTACACAAGTAGCTAGTGCAGATGCTAATACTCTGGATGATTATGAGGAGGGGACTTGGACTCCAAGTTTATTATTTGGTGGTGGTTCAACGGGGATGGCCTATACAACTCAAAGCGGTATATATAATAAGATTGGTAGGATATGTCATATTCAAGTTCGTATTACTTTGAGTGCAAAGGGGTCTTCTACAGGTAGTGCCTATGTGACAGGGTGGCCTTTTTCTGCAAATAGTGGGGCTGGTGAACATCCCATACTTGTGCATTGTATTACAGCTATAGATTGGCCGGGATCAAGCCATACTTCACTTTTAGGTAATCTGTCTGGTACAACTTGTCATTTAAGAGCATACGGTGATAACGTGGCTCAAGCATCGTGTACTGACGCATCGTTTACAAATACTTCAGACTTTACAATGTCTGGTGTTTTCTACATTTAGGAGCAAAATAATGGCTTTAACAGAGCGAACAGAAATTGGCAGTATAAATGTATTACCAATGGGACAAATACAAGTAAGGACTGATACGATTATAGAACGTGATGGTGTAGAGATTAGCCGTACTTATCACCGACACGTTGTAGAACCAGATTCAGATACCAGCAATGAAGATCAACGTGTGAAAGACGTTGCTAATACGATACATACCCCTGCGGTTAAACAGGCATGGGCAGACTTTAGAGCAAGTCAGGAGATATAAATGTCAACAATTAAAAGTTCCTCCGAACATTTAACCCTCAATGCAGACGGGGCATCAAAAGATATAAAGTTCCAAGCTAACGGAGTAGAGAAAGCAAGTATAGTGGTGACCGTGACTACCAAGAGATTCAAGAATGGGTGGCTGAAGGTAATACGATAGAAGAAGGAGACTAACTAATGCCACAAATAGACATAGATGGAACAAACTCAAAGATTTCTGCCGATACAATCGGAGGACAGTCAGGCACTACAGTAACCGTTCAGTCAGGACACAATTTAGCAGGAAGTGGTTCTGGATTGACTGCTCTTAATGCTTCTAATATTTCAACGGGTACTGTTGCTGACGCAAGAATTTCTACGTTGACCGCTAGTAAACTTACTGGGAATCTCCCTGCCATATCGGGGGCTAGTTTGACGAGCTTGCCAGTTTCAACATACGCTTCTGCGGCAGGAGCAGGGCATACTGGTATTTCCACAAATCAGTCTATTGCTACAACGACTTTAACAAAAATATCTTTCACACATGAGCTTTATGACGATGACTCAAATTTTGATTTAGCAAATGAGAGGTATGTTGCTCCTGCGGCAGGGAAATATTTTGTAAGTTTTTCTGTAGGTATGCAGACTGGGTTTGGTGCAAGTCAAAGAGGCATCGCCCATCTCTATAAAAATGGTGCGGCCGCATTTTCACCGCTGAATCAAATATTCGCTGAGAATAACACAAGCACAACCTCAGCAATAAATGTTTCAAATGCGGTGGTGGTTCCTCTAGCACAGAATGATTACTTAGAAGTTTTCTTTATGCATTTCAAGGGGAGTACGCAAACTCTTGATGGTGGAAAATGTTGGTTGCAAGTATACCGCTTATCATAGGATAAATTATGAAATTTATAAAACAAAAATCAACAGGACAAATAATACATAGAGAATCACCTTATACTGATAAAACCCTTGATAATGCCGTCTTTACACACAATATAAATAAGGCTGATCTTGAAGTAGTCGAAGAAAATTGGACTGAGGATGAATGGACGGTGGCTATGAATAATCAATTGCCATATGGAGAAAGACGCAAATCTGAATACCCTGACATAGGCGACCAGCTTGATATGATATATCACGCTGGTTTTGGTGGTGATGAATTTCAAGAGGCTATAAAAAGGGTAAAAGAAAAATTCCCAAAGGGAGCTAACTAATGGCAATCGCAATAAACGGCAATGGTACGATTACTGGGCTTAGTGCTGGTGGATTGCCTGATGGGTCAGTAGATTCTGACACACTGGCGACTGGAATCGATGCGACAAAACTGGCTGACGGGTCAGTAACTTCAGCGGAACTGCAATATATAAATACACTTTCTTCTAATGCACAGACTCAGATAGATGGGGTTGGTGGGGGAAAAATTTTGCAAGTAGTTCATAATAGTACAACCACTAATTATACTGTTGGTTCTGGTGATGCTGATGTTACCAATCTTAATGCTGTTATTACTCCGTCAGCTACAACATCAACTATATTGTTATTGGTTAGAACTCATTTTTATTATGCAGGTAGTGATTCAGGTTGGGCAATGACTATTAGACGAACTGTTGGAGGATCAAATACTGATGTTTATTCAGATAGTACAGCTTATGCTTACTATGGTGAATCTGGTGCAACAAATAGAAGAGGTGAACTTTCTTTGAATTACAAAGATTCGCCATCTACAACTTCAGCTATTACATATCAAATACGAGCTCGTAAAAATAGTGGAACAATAACATTGAATGAAAATTCAATCGGGTCGGTTACAGCATTTGAAATAGGAGCATAGAATGAGAATAACAACTGGACAAGCACTTACATCTCTTTGTCCTACTGCTAACTTTTCTGCAAGTGAAGAAAATGATGGTACGAATGTACAAATTTATTGGGCTGACGAAGTACAAACACAACCAACTGATGCAGAGATACAAGCAGAGATAACTCGTCTACAAGAAGAATACGATAAAAATAAATACCAACGAGATAGGAGATCAGATTATCCTGACATAGGTGATCAATTAGATGCGCTCTATCATGCTGGTGCTTTTCCAGAAGATATGGCTGCAAAATTAAAAGCTGTGAAAGATAAATACCCAAAGAAATAACTAACTAAGAATAAACCTTGAGTAACTTTATATCAAAATCATTAATTTGTTTTCAAATTGAAACTGGAAAGTTTGCTGGTGTTATTTTTTTCTTCAAGGATGTATATGCAAAATGTCTTAATAATACCAATGATTATGAAGTGTCGTATTCATATGAAATTGTAGGTGGAAATTATAAAGATAGAGGATATAAAAAAGATCAAGAACATCTTAATCGTAAAGTAAATATACATACAAAAGAAGTTTTTATAAAAGAAATAGGTGATATACTTAATCCATTATTATCAAATAATGATTCAAGAGTTTTTGTACAATGGGGTGATTAAGTAATCTTACTTTATAAATAATAGTAAAAAGGACTTAACATGGCAGGAATATTAAATCTTACAATTGATCAAGGTACTTCTTATAGTAATGCTATTACTGTTTATCAGGCTGATGGTGTAACGGCTATGAATCTTACTGATTTTACAGTAGCATCACAAATAAGAAAAAATTATACATCAACTGCTTATCATACATTTACAACATCACTTGTATCACCAGCTACTTCAGGTAAGATTAATATGACCTTAACAGCGACACAAACAACTGCAATTAAAGCTGGTTATTATTATTATGATGTTGAAATTACATCCAGTGGTGGAACCGTTACTAGAGTCATGGAAGGAAAGATACACATTAAACCTAATGTAACAAAGGCATAGAATAAATGGCAAATGTAATCGTCAAGAAACAATTTACTGGTGATACAAGTGATGTTATTAAAGTTTCTTCTGATTCCGGTGGTGTTGTTAAATCAACTACTACTGGTAATCCATCAGGAACTATAAATATTACATCAAATTTAACTGGAACAAATGTTAATGATATGGGTGATGTTGATACGACTAATCTTGTAGACCAAAGCATACTACTTTGGAATGCTACTACTTCAAAGTATGTAACAACAGATTGGAACACAATGACTATTGATGGTGGACAGATTACTTAACAATAAAGGAGAAGTAGAATGAGTGTTATTCAAATAAAAAGGTCGACAACATCAACTGTCCCCGCGAGTGCAACTGGCGCCAACAGTGCTACCGCAGGTGAATTGGTTTATAGCTATAGAGCCGCGGATGGCAGTGGAGATGAGAGTGGAACGGGAAAATTATATATTGGACATGCGGATGGTTTAGCATCTGGTCGTACTGCTAATGTAATTGGTGGTTCAGTCTTTATGGATATGTTGGATCATACTGCCGGAACTGCAACTGCTAGTTCTGCTGTTCTCTTAGATTCTAATTCACATATTGATGCTGTTAAAACTGCCGCTCTACATATTGGTTCATCTGGGTCTGAAACACAAGTAACATCAACTGCAGCTGAATTAAATTATGTAGATGTTACTGCGGGTACTGCAACTGCAAGTAAGGCTGTCGTATTAGATGCTAATGCACATACGAGTGCTGTTAAAACAACTGCATTACATCTTGGTTCTTCAGGTTCTGCAACAGCAGTAACAGCAACAGCTGCTGAAATTAATAAGCTTGCTGGTCTGAGTTCATCACAAACTGAATTGCAATATGTAGATGTAACACCGGGAACAGCAACTGCAAGTAAAGCAGTTGTATTAGATGCAAATTCACATATTGATGCTGTTAAAACAGCTGCATTATCAATAGGTTCTTCCGGTTCTGAAACATTGGTTACTTCAACAGCAACAGAACTTAATTTACTTGATGGTGTTACTGCAACTACAGCAGAACTTAATTTACTTGATGGTGTTACTGCAACAACTGCTAAGTTGAATTATGTAGATGTAACAACAGCTGGTTCAGCACAGGCAAGTAAAGCAGTTGTATTAGATAGTAATTCACATATTGATACTGTTAAATTAACTAATTTTTATATTGGTGCTTCTGGTTCTGCAACACAAGTAACATCAACAGCGGCAGAGTTAAATCTGTTAGATGGTATAACAGCTATTGATACTGATATATCAAGTGTTGCTGGAACACATACTACACTTGCATCAGCACTGGCAGTAAAAACTTATGTTGATAATACTCGATCAGGTTTAGAAGTAAAGGATTCGACGGTTGTAGCAACAACAGCAAATCTTTCTGCTACATATAGTAATGGAACACCCGCGGGTGTTGGTGCTACACTAACAAATTCTGGTTCACAAGCCGCAATTGCAATTGATAATATAACACTTACAGCAAATCAAAGAGTATTGGTAAAAGACCAAACATCTACTGCACAAAATGGTATTTATGAAGTTACGACAGTTGGTAATGGTTCTACTAATTGGGTATTGACAAGAACAACAGATGCTGATACTGCTAGTGAATTAAGTTCTGGTGTTTTCTTCTTTGTTGAAAAAGGTTCTGCAAATGCAGACAATGGTTATGTAATGACTCAAGATACCTCAATTACTTTTGGAACAACCCCAATTGTATTTTCACAATTTTCAGGTGCGGGTCAAATTACAGCAGGAGATGGTTTAACTAAAAGTTCTAATACACTTTCTGTTAATACAGGAACAGGTATTACTATTACAACTGATAATGTTGTTATTGATACCACATGGACTGGACAGACTGCTTTAACAACTCTCGGAACTATTACAACAGGTACTTGGAATGGAACAGCCATTAGTGCAACGTATGGTGGAACTGGTTTAGATACTTCAAGTTCAACTGGTGTTGGAATTGTTACTAGTGGTACTTGGTCAACACCAGCACAATTAACAGTTGGATTTGGTGGAACTGGTGCTTCAACATTTACCTCTAATGGTATTCTTTATGGTAATGGTACTGGTGCAGTTCAAAACACTGCCGCTGGAACAACTGGATATTTTCTTTATAGTAATGCAGGAACACCTGCTTGGACAAATGTAGTAGACGGTGGAAACTTCTAATTTTTATAATAACTTATAATGGAGTAAATTATGGAAAAGATGGAAAAAGACTTAAAGTATGCACAACAATTGATTAATGTTTTACAAACAAAATTGAATGATAGTGTGGCATTGAATATTCAATTGGAAGCGAAGTTACTTACTTTACAAGAAGAAGCAAAGGTTTTACAAGAAGAGGATAAAGTAGATGGCAACAGTAATAAAACCAAAGAAAAGTGAAACAGCATTATCAGTACCAACTACGAGTGATTTAGCTGTCGGTGAAATGGCAGTTAATACAGCAGATCAAAAAGTTTATATTAGAAATTCTAGCAATACTATTGTTGAAGTTGCCAGTGCTGGTGGTATAACAGAAGCCACAGCAACTGCCAAAGCAATTGTAATGGCTGTTGCATTAGGATAAAATCATATGGCTATAACTACTAGACAAGGACTTATTGATTACTGTTTAAGAAGGCTTGGTGCGCCAGTAACAGAAATTAATGTTGATGACGAACAAGTTTCTGATCGTATTGATGATGCTATTGAATTTTTTCAAGAGTATCACTTTGACGGTGTAGAGAAAGTTTTTCTAAAACATACAATAACACAGACGGATATTGATAACGAGTATATAGATGTTGTTGATCCAGTTGTTAGTGTTTTGCGTGTGTTACCTATTCCAAATTTTAATGCTTTTCAAACTGGGTTCTTTAATGAAGAATATCAGTTACGGTTAAATGATTTGGAGAATTTCCGAAGTTCTACAATGATTAATTGGGCTATGTCTCAAACTAATTTTTCATTAGTGGAACATTTGTTTTCTATTCAGCCTACATTATTATTTAATAGAAAACAAAATAAAATGTATTTGGAAACAGATTGGTCTAATAAATTTTCAGTAGGAACTATACTTATCATAGAAGCATATAGAGCCCTTGATCCTACTACATATACAGAAGTATATAATGATATGTTCTTAAAGAAATATGCGACAGCATTAATCAAACAACAATGGGGAAGTAACTTAAAGAAATTTACCGGTGTTACTTTGCCTGGTGGTATTTCACTTGACGGCCAGACTATTTTTTCTGAAGCAACTGAAGAAATTATAAAGATTGAAGAAGAAATGAGTATGAAATATGAACTTCCACCTGATGGATATATAGGGTAATTTATGGCCTCAAATATATACTTCCAAAACGCATTAGCAGATCAGAACTTACTGAATGAAATTAATCGAGAAGTGATTCAACAGGCTGGTATAGATGTAATGTATTTGCCGAGAACTCTTGTCAAAGAAGATTTAGTAATTAATGAAGATGTTTTGTCTAAATTTAGTAATGCGTATCAAATTGAAATGTATATTAAGTCTAGTGATAATTTTGGTGGACCGGATGATGCTATTTCTAAGTTTGGTTTAGATATTCGTGATGAACTTATTTTAGTTGTTCACGCAGAATCTTTTACGTTTGCAACAGATATGGCTAAGCCACTTGAGGGTGATTTAATATATTTTCCACATTCAAAAGGTACATTTGAAATTAAGTTTGTTGAAGATGAACAACCGTTTTACCAAATTGGAAAGAATTATGTTTTTGAATTAACTTGTGAAGTATTCCAATACGGTGAAGAAAAAATTGATGCTGGTACTGATGTTGATAAAGTTGAAAGAAATAATGCATATGCTGTAGATTTAGTATTGGCTACTGGTGGATCAGGAACATATGCTATAGATGAAGTAGTATATCAAGGGGCAACACTAACAACAGCAACTAGTACAGCAATAGTTGCATCATGGACATCCAGTACTAGAACACTAAGAGTTAATAATATTGTTGGAACATTTGCAATAAATACAAATATTACTGGTAATACAAGTGGTGCAGTATGGTCACAATCAGCTGCAACAGATGATCAATTGTTACCAACAGTTCCATATGCTGATAATAAGATTTTGGAAACAGATGGTGATAACATATTAGACTTTTCTGAAATGGATCCGTGGAGTGAAGGAGACTTATAATGTTTGGTTATCATTCATATAATAAAAATATAAGAAATATTGTAGTATTGTTTGGAACAGTATTCAATGATATTTCTGTAAAACGATTGAAGTCTGATGGAACAACTGAGCGTGAATTTAAAGTTCCTATTGCTTATGGGCCCGCCGAAAAGTTTCTAAGTAAACTCAACCAACAAGATACAGTAACATTACCAAGAATGTCATTTGAAATTACTGATTATTCTTATGACCCTGTAAGAAAATTACAAACCACAAAGAAATTAAAAAAAGTAAAAACTGGAAGTACGACAGATTTAAATACAATTTACAATCCTGTTCCATATAATTTTAATATTACTTTAAGTATTATGGTAAAATATAGTGATGATGGAACACAAATTCTGGAACAAATACTTCCATACTTTACACCAGAATTTCAAGTCACTATGAATGAAATGTCTACAATGGGAGTTAAACGAGATATTCCAATTATATTAACTGGTGTTACGACAGAAGATACTTATGAAGGTGATTTTTTAACAAGACGAGCTTTGATACATACTTTGACTTTTACTGTTAAGGGTTATATATATGGTAGAACAACTGATCAAGGAGTTATACGTGAAGTTGATGTTAATTTGGGTGCTAATATGAATGATAAGAAAGATGTGAATATTGATATTAAACCAGACCCAACAACAGCTGATGCGGATGATACATTCGGGTTCACTGAAACAATTACTGATTTATAATAAGGTGAATAATGAAGCAAACTACAGTAGAAAAATTGAACAAAGTCCTCGACATCACAGGGGAGTTAGTTAAAAAAGAAAAACCATTATCCCCAGACGTGGAAGTAAACACCCAAGACCTTACATCAGAATACGAATTTTCACAAAAACAATATCATACTCTTATTGATAAAGGTAACAATGCATTAGACGAACTTTTATCTATTGCTAAGGCAGATGAAAGTCCAAGGTCTTTTGAAGTACTTGGACAATTGATAAATGGTTTAACAAATACAACTAAAGAACTTCTTGTTTTACAGAAAACAAAAAAAGAAATTGAAAAAGAGGTTAAAGATCCTTCAACAGTTAATAATTCTTTGTTTATTGGATCAACAGCCGAACTTCAGGAGCTGTTGACTAAAAAGAAATAGGTAATTTATGAGTGACCAATACTTAGGAAACTCTCTGCTGAAAAAGGCAGATGTTCAACATAATTTTACAAAAGAAGATATTGAAGAATTTATAGCTTGTCGTGATGACATTGTATATTTCTTGGAAAAATATGTAAAGATTGTTCATGTTGACGAAGGCTTAATTCCTTTCACCCTTTTTCCCTTCCAAAAAGATTTAATAAACACCTTAACCGACAACAGAAATGTTATTGTAAAGAC